CCATGTTTTGTGACTATAAGGAGCAACAAGACTTCATTGGAATGGATATGGCAAGGAAGTTTCTTGAAATGGGATTTACACGCTCCCGTCGGTATGCAAATCATCCTAGTGGGAAGAAGTACGCTCGCGATGGTTCCGTATCACCGCAGTCGCCAACCGCACTACACTGTGAAAAGTCCCGTTCTGCAAGCGTTTTCAAACAAATGAGAGATAAGGCAGCATATGATGAAAAGTATGTTACAATGAGAAAAACATGGAGATCACAGGAATGATTTTTATAGCATGTCCACCGGTATATACTTTACCGGGAACTTGGAGTGATCCAGAAAAGATTGCTAAGTGCACTGAAACATTAATACCACATTTTTCATTCAGTCCTGATTATACATTTGGTATCTCAATTGCAGTGATTACAATTCTGTTAGCAGGCTATGGTGTATATAAAGGATTTTTTGCAAATAAGAATCTGGCAGACCCATGGGATGATCATGACGACTAATATATTAGTTGCAGGAAGAATTACAGGTTCAGTGTTGATTATTTGTGCGTATTTTGTTATACTACATGTATCAGCATTTTATGGAGCAATAATTCATGTTATTGCTGATGTTATTTGCATTCCATTTTATATTCACAATAAACAATGGGATGTAGCGATTATGCTAGCTTTTTTAATGAGCATAGCAATTAGTAAAGTAGCAATTTTATTATGAGTGATTTTATTTGGGTTGAAAAGTATCGACCTAAAACAATCGATGAATGTATCTTACCTCAAAGCATTAAGAAAACATTACAAGATTTTATTGATGCAGGTGAACTATCAAACATGTTGTTTACAGGCCCACCGGGTATTGGTAAGACAACAGCAGCAAAAGCATTATGTGAACAATTAGGAGTAGATTCTTATGTTATTAATGGCTCGGATGAAGGTCGTTTTCTTGACACTGTTCGGAACACCGCAAAGAACTTTGCATCTACAGTCTCTCTTACGAGTGACTCGAAACATAAAGTCATCATCATTGACGAAGCAGACAATACCACTACCGATGTACAGCTCCTTCTCAGAGCGTTTATTGAGGAGTTCTCTGCCAACTGTAGATTTATCTTCACCTGTAACTACAAGTATAAAATTGCCAAACCTCTTCATTCACGCTGCACTGTTATTGATTTCTCCATCAACAAACGAGACAAACGAATAATAGCATCTCAATTTTTTGCGAGACTTAATGAGATTCTTGAAACAGAAAAAATTAAGAGTGATAAAAAAGTAGTTGCTGAACTTATTACCAAACATTTTCCTGATTGGAGAAGAGTTCTTAATGAATGTCAAAGATATTCTGTTGGGGGTAAGATAGACTCTGGTATATTAGCAGCGTTTAATAATGTTGAAATTGATCAACTTACAAAAATTCTTAAAGAAAAGAATTTCAGTGAACTTCGTTTGTGGGTCACTGAAAATGTGACTAATGATCCAGAATCATTATTCCGTTCTGTTTATGATAGTTTCTTTATAACTATGATTCCTACCTCCATTCCGAGTGCCGTTCTTGTTTTGGCTAAATACTCGGAGTATGCAACAAAAGTTGCTGATCACGAAATCAACACGTTAGCATGTTTAACTGAAATTATGGCCGAGTGTACCTTCAAATGACTAAATCAACATTTACAAAAACAAAAGCACAAATGAAATCATCAAGTTATTACCTATTCTGGGGTATAGCAACTATTGCAGTTGTTGCCGGACAAATTTATGTTGGCACTGGATATCGTAGAATGTCAGAAACTGGTGATGCAATATCTGCTGATATTAATTTACTTGTAGAAGTTCTTACTGAACCTAGACCTAGAACGATGCCTGTTCCAAACAGAGATTATGAAATGCCCATCATAAGATGATATTAAGTGAAGTAGATACATTATGGGCTGCTAATGAATTTATTGATTACTTTGAAAGATTCAATACCATTGAAGATTACATTCGTTTCACTAAGGAAGCAGCAGTTAAAGAAAGGGGTCAATCAATTGTTTCTCTAAAGGATGAATTCTTTAATGAAGATGTTCATCCAGAGGACATGGATTTTGAGGTTAAGTTTGTTGGTGAAAGATTTCAACAATCTGTCCCTCAAGCGTATTACCATGAACTTTTAACAGCAACATCATCCGCGATTATTGAAAAGAATATTCCCGGAAGAGAGTTGCGTTGGATTGTATATGAAAAGAATAGTAAAAAAATAATTGGATTTATTCGTTTTGGTTCACCTACGATTAACTCAAAACCACGAAATGAATGGTTAGGTCAACCAGCTAATCTTTCAATATTCAATCGTCATGCTGTGATGGGGTTTGCAATCGTACCATCTCAACCGTTTGGATATAATTGTCTTGGTGGTAAATTACTTGCATTAATGTGCGTATCTCATTTTGCAAGAGAACATCTCAATAAAGTATTTGAAAAAGATATTGGATGGTTTGAAACAACTTCTTTATATGGATCTACGACATCAGCATCACAATATGATGGATTAAAACCATTCATTAGATTTAAGGGTTTAACTGACAGTAAGTTTTTACCTTTACTTCATGATAGAGCATTTCATAAACTTCATGATCGATTTACTTTAATCAATGATAATAATCCTGTGACTCCCAGTTATGTCTCATCTAAAAAAATGAAGAGACAAACTAAGATGATTTCGTGGACAAAGAACTCTTTGAAAGAACATGGTCAAGAAGAAAAATTAAATCAATTCAACACAGTTATTAATAATGCCTTTACTCTTACACAAAGAAAAAGATCTTATACATCTGATTATGGATATGGTAATGTTCGTGAAGTTATGCTTGGTGAACAAGAGAAGTTAGTTCGTGGTCAGAATTGGGATAAGTTTTATCTTGATAATATTATTGCATGGTGGAAGAAGAAAGCTGGTAAAAGATATGAAAAGTTAAAGTCGGAGGATAGGTTTAGAACTGAGGTCGAACTCTGGACAGAAGATCAAGATATTCAGATTATAAGATAATGGAACTTAAAGATTGGTTGAATTCTATCAACTTTACAAAACAGAATTTGTTAGAGGAGGATCCGGATGTAATTAAAGATTATCCTCCATATATTATTAATCGTTGTTTATCAGGACATATTGATGCAATTATGTTCGCAAATGAGATGAATAAGTTTCCTAACCTAGATAAAGACCTTCAATATCATTTTTTTCTAAATACACTTAGGAAAAAGAAGAGATTTTCTCCCTGGCTCCGAAAGGATAAAGTCACGGATCTTGAAATCATCAAACAATACTATGGTTATAGTAACGAAAAAGCATTAAATGCTTTGAAAATATTAACACCTGATCAAATTAATTTTATTAAACAACGACTTGATATTGGAGGAATACGATGACGACAACCGTTGAACCAACCGTGCAATGGACTCAGGATCAGATGCTAGAGGTTGTGTTGAATGAACCAGATGATTTTTTGAAAGTTCGTGAAACACTGACTCGTATTGGAGTTGCATCAAGAAAAGAGAAAAAACTCTATCAATCTTGCCACATTCTGCATAAGCAAGGAAAATATTTTATAGTTCATTTTAAAGAACTGTTTGCATTAGATGGTAAACACGCTAATCTTACAATCAACGATGTACAACGACGTAACCGCATTACTCGTTTACTGGCTGATTGGGGACTTATCTCAATAGTTAAAGAGGATTCTTGTGTTGACATAGCACCACTTAATCAAATCAAGGTTTTATCTTATAAGGATAAGGGAGATTGGATTCTCGAACAGAAATATAATATAGGTAAGAAAGGAAAAACAACTGAGTCTGAGTAAAAAACTTGACAACTAAATAACAATGTACTATAATTAGTACACAGTCAAAGCTTTGGGATCAGTCCCACTTAATTGACTTTAAACACAATAAGTAAATTCAGATTTACAAATTAAACTATTATGAATAACGAAAATCTTGCACCATTGGAAAATGGTGAGAGGGCAGCTGACAACCTCGAACATAAAATAGCAGCAGAAGGTATTTCATATGATTTAAAAATAGAATCTTTTCTATTCGATTATGAAGAAGTAACCTCATGTTATAAGAACGGAGAGTGGGTTTCTTTTCGAGAGTGGTTACAAAGAGAGGAGCAAAAGAAAAAGTGGACTAAAGATGGTCATGAAACATCAAAAAGATATTTAGAAGGACTATTCAGAACTTGGGGAATTACGGAAGAATTTTTAATCTGTGATATTAATTTTCTGATAAGAGATATTAAAAAACAAATCAAAGAAGATCCAGATTTGGAAGAATTATGGATTGAAATGTCTGATTGGTTGGAGGAGAAAAAAGCAAATGGTGCGAAAGCTATCATTCTTGATGGTCAAAACAGATTAAAGTATGCCCTTACACCCTTTAGATATGACAATTTGGCAATTTCATTATTTTATGGTGGAGAACAAAAAGTAAATGTTAAATATGGATCATTGAACGCAGTAGCTAAGGAGCAAATTAACCGCCACAAATTTAGGGTTGCAGTTGTAGTTGGTGGGGATGTTACTAAAGTTGTCGATAAAATTATTGCGATTAACGAAGGTGAACCATGGGGTGAGCATGAAAAGAGAGATATTAGATGGACAACCGTTTCATTTAAAATTTCAAGAATATCAAGAGAACCTTTAATTCAAAAGTTACATAAGACTGATCTAAAATCAATATGGACAGGAAATTATTCACTTGAGAAAAAAGGTGAGACACTTTTCATCGCAGAATTTCTTCACTTTATTCGACATGGTAATAAAGGAAAGGATGATTCTTTAAGTCAAATGTATTTTGCAAAAGAAGAAACAATTGTTAAACAATTAAAGACAGTGGATGCACTTCTTAAAATGGTTTCTAGAAATTTTCCAGTGGAAGAACTTACAAAAAATTTTACAAAAGAAATTTATAGGGATCTACTTATTTTTCTTTCCATGCTAACAAACCGAAATGATGTGCAATCTGCCGGTTTGTTGACATATAACTTTAAATTATCTCAAATTAAAAATCCAAAATTATTGATGAAGAGAATTATTAAAAGTGTTAAGAAAAAATTGGCCAATCAAAATCAAATACAACCATTTTTGAAAAATGGTGGCCCACTTAACAAAAAAGAAGTTAAAGAATTAATTAAAGCAGGTAAAGATTCAGAAATAAAGTGGTCTAATACTAACGCTATAAAAGGAACTTTTCTTGCTCATCATAGTGGTTCAGAAAAAAATGATTTACATCAAAGACAATTTTTATTTGTAAAAGATTTAAATGAAATTATTGATGAGTGTCTGAAAGATAATACTCTCGTGACAACTGATGCAAGAAGTATTTCAAAACGTGATAGATTAGAAGCTGAAATGAAATATACAGGAGATATATTTGATGGTAGAGAACCAGAAAACCAAGAAACTGTAAGATTCAAGGAGTTAGATCATTTTAAATCGGTTCATAACGGTGGAACATCTGATGTAAGTAATCTTAATTACATATCAAAAACAAACAATAGAAGAAAATCTTCTAATTAGTGTTTACCGTATAGAGTATATCAACCGTACATAAAAATTGGGGGTATCACCACTCCCTTTTTTTGTGATCTGTTATAATTAGTAGTGTCGCCGTAAGGGACACAATTCACACTCGCTTATTAAAGGAGAATCATGACAAACATTTATAGAGCTAAGGATTTAGCAGAACTGTTTGATAAAATAACAACAAACAGCATTGGTTTAGATAAAACCATACAGAATTTTTGGGAAAGTACAAACGTAACATACCCACCATTTAACATAATTCAAGAAAACAATCACGAATCCACTTTAGAGATTGCACTCGCAGGATTTAAAAAGAAAGAAGTTAAAGTTTACACAGAGCACGGTAAACTAATCGTTGAAGGAAAAAAAGACGAAAAGAAAGAGAATGAGTATGTTCATCGTGGCATGGCTCAGAGATCATTCAAAAGAGAATGGCAACTCACTGATGATGTAGAGATTAAAGAAGTTACATTTGAAGATGGTCTTCTTTCAATCAATCTTGGAAAGGTAGTTCCAGAGCATCATGCTCGTAAAGATTACCTCTAAATACAATTGAGTTCGAGATGGAACTTGGGGATCTTGACGATCCCCTTTTTTATGTTATAATACTATTGGAATAAAAAATAAATGACAGTCAAAATTTTATTACTTAAATCTGGTGAAGATGTTATTTCAGATGTACAGGAAATGGTATCACCTGATAATAAAGTCATAGGATACTTTCTTAAAAAACCATGTGTAATTAAATTATTACCAAAAGTATCTGAGGGTGAGAAAAGAGAAACATCGATATCGATGTATCCATGGATGCCCCTTGCAAAAGAAAAGGCTATTCCACTACCAACTGATTGGGTGGTTACTATGGTCACACCAATTGAAAAAGTCGAAACAATGTACAAAGAGGATGTATTAAATGGAAAAACCACCGATCAAACTGATAGTTCTAATGAATCAACAAAGATTAGTATCTCAGATTGAAGAAATTGGTGCTGACATAGG